AAGGTATATGAGTAATGGCTGAATACTACAAACACATGAACAACTGCGATGCCAATGGCTGCAAGTACGACGAGCCCGATGTGTGCCCCGTTGTGCGAAACATTCGCTTGGCTACTGGCAACATTCCAACATTGACTGAGGAGGTCACACCTATCATGCAACCAAGTCTGCGACAAGTCGGCGGCGACCACTACAAGAAACTCGCGGTGCAACCGTGGGACGTAGTGGATACATGGCCAATCGAACAACAAATTGGCTACTACCGTGGCGGTGCGTTGAAGTATGTAATGCGTATGGGGAACAAAGATGAATCAATTCAAGAAGTTAGCAAAGGCCTTCACTACTTGGAAAAACTCATCGAGTGCCTCAAGCGACAAGCTGAAGAAACACGATGATTACTCGGACGCGATGGCGTATCTTACGGAACGTCAGCGGGAGATGGAGTACAAAGAAGCGATAAGGAGGATTAACCCGATGGCAATCAATCACGCTGCTATGAACGCAGCAGGGCAACAAGCGATGTGGAACTCCGCAATAACTACAGGAACCGGTATGGGAGCAATCAACCAAGCATGGCCGCAAGGCTTAGAGTCTGACCGCGTTCGCCAAGATTCAACACGGCAGTTCGCTGTCGAGAAGGTGGACAACGGATTCATCATCCGTAGCGGCAAGTATTCAAAAATCTGCAAAGACATGGAAGAGCTGAGCAATCAGTTCGTCGCAATCATGGTCGAGGCACAACTGGACAAGTAACTATGTCTGACTTACGTACTGAACTCTTCACGAAAGTGATACCCAAAATGAACACACTTACTAAACCAACAGAGCTTAACAACTTAAACTTCGATGACCCTGAACAGCCATTGGAAGTCGCACCTGAGATTCTTTCCAACAACGAGTTGATATTCAACTACGTCAAGGAGCATCCTGCTTGCTACGGCGCGGACGTGGCAAAGCACTTCACTGGGCGCATCTCTACATCGTCTGTGTTGTCGCAGATTCACACAATGACACGGCGCGAGTTGTTCCACAAAGTTAAGTGCAGCACCACTGGATACCTTATGTACTCCACCGCAGTCAATGCCTACCCACGAGCTAAGGGTACTGAGCGCACTGCACGGTTACTCAAAGCGATGGCAACGATGACCCCTGAAGAACGTGGCGCTCGAATCAAGGAAGGCCACCGCAAGGCTAAGCTGAAGCAAGCCGAACAGCAGCTCGCACCAACCAAAAAGATAGTGCTGATTAAGAAAGACACGCAAGAGCAAGTTGCACCACGACCAACTGCCGGCATCAACATCGACTTACTCCCATTGTCCGAAGCCCGTCGCTTGTACGACGAGTTGCGTAAAGTCTTTGGAGGTTGATATGGACAGCTACTACACCCAGCCAGCAGTCGTCGAAGCGTTCGTTGACCAGAGTGGCAACAGGCATGAAGTTGTCAAGGCTCGCCAGCTAGAGAATTTCAAAATCTCTATCGAAGCCCACGTCAGCACGTTAACTGCGGAAGTGCAGACACTGAAGTACCACGCTAACTGGATTGAGCCTCGCCTCAACGATTACCACAAGTTCATGGAATGGATGCAACGCGTTCACCCTGACGTCATCACTGCCTACACACAGGCTACCAAGGTTGAGAAGATACTTGACGATGCCAAAGGTGAAATGGCTTACCCACAGGCGGTGCAAGCATGAAGCACCTCGGCCTATTCCTGAGCCTTGTTGTACGGTGGGCTACGCTTGGCATGTTTGTATTGAGCGTGTGGGCAATCACATACGCCACAGTTGGTTACGCCATGTACTTTATTCTTGTGGCAATCTTCTTCCATCTTGAAGCACAGTACTATGAGAAAAAAGAGTAAGTACAAACCAAAGGGTGTTCGCTTAGACAATCTGACTTGGGTTGTCTCTGGCATGAAGCCCTTCACATCTGTGTCACTTGGCACAGACATTCGCATCAAGAACCACGTTGCCTTGGAGCAGCTCCGCAAGGGTGAGGCTAACAAGGAAGACATCGACATCATCATTGGCGCGTTCAATATGATGGAAGGCTTCGGGCGTATGGGTATTGGCTCTGACTGGCAAGAAGAGATTCGCGCTGGTCAGGATGCCCTACTGTCTATCGCTCGCCGTGGTGTTCGTAGAGATATGCGATTCGTGTCCACTGGCCCTGAGCTAGTGGCTATCAACTTAGCAATGGAGATTCATGATGCCCAGCTTGACGCATGCACAGTCAGACAGCTTGAGCAAGCCCTCGAGATTGTCAAAGAAGATGTCATCTACAAAAGAGCAAGAGCAATCAACGCCGAAGACCCGCCTAGCCCCGGGGGCACCTTGGCCGAAATTGGAGCAACCAGTTGAACCTAAAAAACCAAAACGTGTCGGCCCCCCGAAGCCTAAGTACGTCCGCAAAACCAAAGCGACGGGCGAGCACATCACCCCAGACTGGCAGCCAAGCAAAACCGTGGGGCGACCATTGGCCTTTTCCAGCAACATGCTTGACATCTTTGCAAGAGCTCGTGACGAGATTGCCTCGGGAAAAGCGCGGGGCAAAATCAGAGATTCTGGCAAGAACGCTAAACGAAAGTCCTGAGGCATTACTATGAGACAACCACACCGCACTACTAAAGAAATGTGGGCGATTGAAATTCGCGACAGCGCCTTCCATAAGGCTGCATGGAGCACAGTCGGCTATTCGCTGTACGAACACAAGAGCGAAGCACAAGCAGACATTGATAGCTTCAAGATTGACGGTAGGCCAATGAAGGTGCGCGTCACTATCCAAAGAGCAACACCGTGAACAGAAAACCCATTGGGCTATCAGTGCCCTACCGCAAGACTGAGAAGCAAGAGTCCGTAGAGGCTCAGTTGGCAGCGCTCCAAAAGAAAGTCACTGACCTTGAACAACGGGTCAAGCAACTTGAGAAAAACAAATGACACAACTCATCACCCTTGACTTTGAGACTTACTACTCGAAAGACTATGGCCTCAAAAAATACACCACCGAACACTACATCCGTGACGAGCAATTCCAAGTCATCGGATTCGCCTACAAAGTTGACGACGGAGAAACCCATTGGGTCACGGGCACTGACAGGCAGATTACCGAGGCGCTTCACGAACTCGGAATTCCTAACGCCTACCTCATTTGTCACAACATGGCGTTCGACGGAGCCATCCTTGCATGGCGCTACGGCATCAAGCCCAAGTACTATCTCGATACCCTATCAATGGCCCGTCCGGTCACGGGGCTCACGGTTGGTGGCTCACTAGCAGCACTCGCCAAGAAGTACCTGTTGGATGAGAAGGGTACAGAAGTTGTCAATGCACTTGGCCTGCGCCGTGAAGACTTCAGCCCCGAGCAGATGGCTCGCTATGGTGAGTACTGTAAGCACGACGTTAACCTGACGTACGGGCTGTACCACATCTTCAAACAGTGGAACCCTCCAAAGGAGCTCTACATCCAAGACCTGATGCTGCGTATGTTCACTGACCCAGTACTCAAGCTGGACAAGAACGTGCTGGTTGACCATCTGTTCAACGTGCAAGACAAGAAGGCCAAGCTGATGGAGCGCATCGACGAAACCATTGGTCGCGATGCTCTGATGTCAAACCCCAAGTTCGCTGCTGTGTTGGAGCGGCTCGGTGTCACACCGCCCATGAAGGTTAGCCTTCGTACAAACAAGGAGACGTATGCCTTTGGTAAAACTGACCAAGAATTCAAAGCTCTCGCCGACCATCATGACCCAAGGGTGCAGGCCATCGTTGCTGCGCGTCTCGGCGTCAAATCTACGCTTGAGGAAACCCGCACCGAATCGTTCATTGGTATTGCCGAGCGAGGGAGTCTACCGATTCTGCTCAACTACTGGGGAGCGCATACTGGTAGGGCTTCTGGTGGCGACAAGATGAACCTTCAGAACCTGCCGCGAGGCGGGGCGCTGCGTAAGTCAATCACCGTACCCGAAGGGCACTCACTGGTAGCAGTTGACTCTGCACAGATTGAAGCTCGTGTCGTTGCATGGTGGGCTGGCCAAGAAGACTTGGTCGAAGACTTCCGCAACAACGTGGACATCTATTCGTCGTTTGCTTCCGTGGTGTACGGCAGACCTGTTGACCGTAAGAAGAACCCAAACGACAAGGTCGAGGGCTTCGTTGGTAAGACTTGTATCTTGGGACTAGGCTACGGCATGGGGCCTGACAAGTTCAAGGCGACACTCAAGATCGGTATGGGTGGTATCTCCGTGGACATGCCACTTGAGGACGCACAACGCACTGTGTCTGTGTACCGCGCCAAGTACGACAAGATTGCTGCCATATGGAAGTCATGCCAGAAAGCACTGGAGCAGATGTGCAAAGGCTTCGAGACTGAGGTGGGCGTGGGCATTGCCTTGCGCTGTACACCTGAGGGCGTCCACTTGCCTAACGGCACAATGATTCGCTACCCCAACCTCCGTAAAAACGCTGATGGATATGAGTACGACGGACGCTACGGCCCTGTTAAAATCTACGGCGGTAAGATGGTTGAGAACATCGTGCAAGCTCTGGCTCGTATCGTTGTGTTTGACCAAATGGCCAAGGTGGACATTGAGTTGCGTAAGAACGACAACCCTGATGCCGACCGACGCTATAAAGTTGCACTGACCGTGCATGATGAGGTAGTATCTGTTGTACCGACACCGGCTGCGAAGTGGTGTTTGGAGTTCATGCTTGAGACAATGAAAGTTCCACCTAAGTGGTGTGCTGACCTGCCTGTCTCTTGTGAGGGCGACATCGGTAAGAACTACGCTGACGCTAAATAACTTAAAGACTTTGGTCTTTGAGAGGAACCCCTATGGCTATACCCGCTTGGACATACTCCCAGCTTGACAAATTCGAGACGTGCCCACGTCAGTTCTACCACGTCCGTGTGTTGAAAGACATCAAGGAGCCACCAACTGAGGCGACTATGTGGGGTGAGAAAGTCCACACTGCTATGGAACATCGTGTCCGCGACGGCACACCGCTTCCTGAAGGTATGGAACAGTGGGAAGGCATCGCTGCCAAGTTCGCTGCACTGCCCGGCCAGAAACTCTGCGAGGAGCAGATGGCTGTGGACAAGAACTTCCAACCCGCTGAGTGGGGCAATGCGTGGTCACGCGGTATCGCTGACTTACTCGTTATCCATGGTGACAAGGCTGGTGTGTTCGACTACAAAACAGGTAAGCGCAAAATCACTGAGCAGCTCGAACTCTATGTTGGTTACACGTTTGCAACATACCCTGAAGTGAACTACGTAACAACTGGCTTCGTGTGGCTGCGTGACAAGAAGATTGACAAGGCCACCTAT